TTCTTTTTAAGGATCACGGTTTCAAGCAAGCTCCATATCAAGAAATTGATGAAACCGCATATCTCACTGCAAGTGCTAAAGTTAAACCTCTCACAAACATCTCTACTGGTAGTACAGAAATGCTAGACATGGCTGAATGCGCTGGTGGTGCGTGTCCAATTCGATAAAAGTTGAAAAACATTTTAGCAAATATAATATAAACTACATATACAAAAATATGAGCAAGACTACTGCAAATACAATGACTAAGACTGCCACCGCTTCCGCTAAGGTTGCCAAGCCCACTGGAAAGCCTCCAGTTCCAGCCAAGCCTCCAGTAAAGAAGAAGTAATAGTCAATTAAAAACAAAAAAAGCCGCCTTAAAAAGCGGCTTTACTTTTTTCTATGTATGACTAAAATAGTGTAATTTTAAATATGAATTTAATAGTAGACTTATCTGAGCTTATTGCCAAAAAAAGACAAGGACCAAAAAGCTCCGCTCAAACTCCAGCAAAGCCAGATGAACGCAAGAAAGGTTCTAACGTAAACGAGCCGGGATCTGCTGGTACAACCCCAGATGCCAAAGAAAGAGCTAAAGAAGTTTTAAAGAAAAAAGATGAAAAGCAATTAGTCAGTAAAGCTGAAATAACTTTTAGCCAAAAGGTAACTAACGCTTTGAAAGAAAAAGTAAAAAATCATAACGCTAAACATTCTAAGAAAGTAACTCTTGGTCAATTAAAGAAAGTATATCGCAGAGGCTTAGGCGCATTTAGCGCAAGTCATAGACCTGGACAATCAAGAGCAGCATGGGCTATGGCAAGAGTAAACACATTCCTAAGAATGCAAGGTGGCGGCAAAGTTAAAGACTCTTATCGTCGCGCAGATCAAGACATAGCCAACTAACAATATGAACGATAAAATAGTAGATATTTATTCTTTTAATGATTTTGAAGATTCTGATTTTAATGAAGCTCTTTCTGATTTAAAAGAATTTGGTGTAAATGATGATGAACTAAATCTTAATTTTATTAATTTAGAAGATTAAAATGAATATTGTAACTAAACTATTAACCTACCAGAATCAAGTTAAGATTCTTCATTGGCAAACGACTTCTTACTCTGAGCATAAAACTCTCGATGGATTATATGGAGATCTATCAGGACATATTGATGAATTTGTTGAAACTTTCATGGGTAAGTATGGAAGAGTCATGGCACAAACTAATTTTAATCTAACCTTAGAAAATTATAAGAATATGGCTCCTATGGTTTTAACGCTTGATATGGAAAATTATTTAATAAACGAATTACCAACAATGCTTGACGCAAAGAAAGATACAGATCTCTTAAATATAAGAGACGAAATACTAGCTTCTGTAAATCAAACTAAGTATTTATTAACTCTTAAATAATTTAAAATGAATATATCAGTAAATTTTAGCAACGAGATTCGTGCTGCAAAAGATAAGAAAGCTCTTAACAAGCCTTTTCGAACCTCGAAAGGGCCTAAGAAATTTTCCGTTTACGTCAAAAACGAAAAAGGTAATGTCGTAAAGGTGAACTTTGGTGATCCAAATATGGAGATTAAGCGCGACGATCCCGCTCGTAGAAAGAGTTTTCGCGCTCGCCATCAATGCGACACTAACCCCGGTCCTCGCTGGAAAGCTAAATACTGGTCTTGCAAAATGTGGGAGTCTAAAAAATCAGTTACTGATTATACTACAAAAGGATCTGTTGACGATATCATCCATCAATGGGATGGCATCACTCTTTGGGATGAAGCCGATCTTCTTAAAATTGCTCCTCATTTAGCTCAAGCCCAAGAAATTACTGAAGAAATTGAAAACAAGTCTGAAGAAGGAAATGAAGAAGCCTCCGAAATGGCTATGGCCCAATTAGCTTATATTGCTGATAATTCTAAAGACCTTCTTGAAAAACTTCGCGCAAATCCATCTATGGCTGAAGAAATTGAACCTTGGGTTCAAAGCAAAATTACTTTAATGGAGGATTATTTATTTGCTGTTTATAACTATCTTGTTTATTCTCAAAAAGAAGATGAAAAAGAAATGGAAGTTGAAAATGAAATGGAAGCTGGTATGCGCGTATTAAATATTAACGCTTCTTGTAAACACTACAACAGCGAAGGCTTTATTAAAGAAATCAAAGATCTTCCAAATGACATGGGAAAAATAGTTGCTTATGAAGTTCTTAACGATGGAAATAACTTTAAAAAAGGTGATATTTTAACAAAAACAATAGATCAAATTAAAATTCTAGAAGGTAATAAATAACATGAAATCAAATTTAAAATTCGACAATAAAAATTTTATCGCTGAAGTCTCCATCTCTAACATGATGGAAGAAGATGAAATGGAAATGCATAGCGAATATATGAGCGAGTGCATGCTCAAAGATGAATCTTTGATCAACACCGCTGGTATGTCCACAAGTGACGCTAAGTATATGTGCGGCATGTCATACATGAAAAATCGCCCAATGCTTAATGAAATGGCAGGTCAATTGACCGAAAAACAAAAAACTCTTCCTCCCGCTCTTCAAAAAGCTATTCTAAAAAGAATGAAAAAGAAGGGCAATTTAAATGAAGAGGGTAAAAAAGAAGCAGGTGAATCACCTGAAAGCGAAAAATCCGAAGCCGCTCAGATAGCTGTTTTCCCAGAAACCCCCGCTCCCCCATCAGGGAACATTACTCCAGATGCAACTATAGAAGGTTTGAAAATAGATGAAAAGCTAAAAGCAGAGCAAGAAAAATCTGCTCCTAAAAACCCAGGATTACAAAGTGTTACGTTTGATCCAAAAGCTTAAAAAATAAAAACTTTAAAAACCGCTGGGAAACCAGCGGTTTTTTTGTTGACTTCTATCCTCACTACTGTATCTTCGTGATGTGGATAAAGAGACTCCTAAAAAGAAAAGAACAAGAAAAAAAAGTTTCTATCTTATTGATGTAATCGAAAGATGCGTAAAAAATCATAAAGGTCAACCATCAGCTTTTTGGACAAAAGAAATGACTTTTCTTAAAAAGCTCATGAAGCAGTATCCAAATGAAGAATTTTGGAAAAAAACTTCTTTAAAACCAGTATCATCACTTGTAGCTTTTTTAACAAGCGAAGTTGATTATATCAAATTAAAGTATTCTGAATTCAATTTTCAACCTGAATTGAAAAATGAAGAAATAAAACTTGGCGATAAGGTTGGTGAAGACTACAATAACTCAGTAAAACCAAAAACAATTAAAAATTTCTTAAAATGAGTAAAAAGAATAATAAAGAAGAAGTGGACAGCAGTAAGATTACAACATCTCAAGATCAACTAAAAAGTTTCTTGAAGCAAAATAAAGAATCTCATTATAATTATGAACCAACTATAGATTATAAGGTTTCAAGCGGCAGTCTTTTGCTTGATTATTTTCTAGCTGGTGGTATTGGCACTGGATTGCATCGATTCTGTGGAATCAATGAAGGCGGCAAAACGAGTTGCGCTCTTCAGTTTATGAAGAACTTCTTAGATCAACCTAAGAAGCGCAAAGGATTTTATATCAAAGCTGAAGGTCGATTGAGCAATGAAATGATCACTCGCTCTGGAGTTAAGTTCGTATTTAATGAAGAAGAGTGGGTTGAAGGTACATGTTTTGTTTTTGAATCGAACATTCATGAAACCGTATTTGATGCAATGCGAGAACTGGTTGGTAAGAATGATGAGAAGATGATGTATTTCTTTCTTCTAGATTCTGTCGATGGTTTGATTAGAAAGGGCGATCTTGATAAAACCTTCGAAGAGTCGCAAAAGGTTGCTGGCGGTGCAGTAATCGCAGCAGATCTTATGAAGCGCATGTCTATTGCTCTGCAAAAGCGTGGACATATCGCAGTATTTATTTCTCAAGTTCGTGCTGATATCAAACTTGATCCATATAGCAAGGCTCCAATTCGTCAAACTACTGCCACAGGTGGCAACGCTTTGTTGCACTTTGCTAACTGGATTTTTGAATTTGATGCTCGTTTTAAGGGTGATCTAATTCTTGAAGATCCTAACGCTTCTTACGATGAGCAAAAGAATCCATATCTTGGACACTTTGTGAAGATCGTTGTAAAGAAATCTCCAAATGAAAGAACTAATTGCACTATTCGATATCCAATTAAATATGGAAGAAAAAATGGTACTTCTAATTGGGTAGAAAAGGAAATTTTTGATTTTCTAACTATGTGGGAGATCGCCATTAAGAAAGGTGCTTGGATTAGTTTTGACGAAGAGTTTCTTAACACTTTGAAGGAAGCTGGTTTTACAGAATTTCCCGCTCAAATTCAAGGAGCAGCGAAGTTCGAACAAATTGTAAACGACAATGAAAAACTTAAGAATTTCTTTTTTAAGTATATTAGCGAAAACCTATTAAATTTTGGCGATGGAATTTCTATCTCTGAGCAATAAGAAAAGACGCTGCAAAAATGCTCGCAATTATTTAATTAATTGGAGCATGGATAGCCGTAGTAAATTTCAAACTGAAGCTAAGAAATTTTTACGAAACTATTGGCAGCACAACATTGTGTTCGAAGAGTTTCCTATTGTAGGAACTCGTCTTACCTTGGACTTTTATAATGCTAATAAAAAAATAGCTATAGAAGTTCAAGGTAGGCAACATACTGGTTTTGTTAAATTCTTTCATGAAAACAGGATGAATTTTCTTCATCAATTAAATAGAGATAAGAAAAAAGAACGTTTTTGTGAACTTAATGAAATTACACTTGTAACTATATTTGAAAATGATATAATAAATAAAGACCTTTTCGAAAGTCAAGGTGTAATATTATAACATGAAGAAGGACTCTCAATCAGAGAATTTTAAACAATTTAAAATTCCTGAAAACTATTTTAATAAACTCTACGAGTTCAGTGGGTCCGATGAATCCTCTAAAGGATTTATAGTGGCTTATGTCTCTCAAGATGGATGCCCAATGATTTATACTAAAGTAGCTAACCCAATCGTAGAAATGGGTCTAGTTAAGGCTTTGGAGAAGTATTTAGATGAGGTAGACAAGGAGCAGAATTCCATTGACATGGCTGACGAGCCATGATAATGTCCGCTCGGAATGATTTATTCGTATGATTTAGAGACTCAGTTGCTTGCTGGACTGATTAAATATCCAGAAAGATACGCTGATGTCGCATCTTTCATTACAGAAAGAGATTTCTGGAGCGAGAGTTCTAAGATAAATAGAACTATTTTTTGCGTACTTCGTCAAACCATAGACAATGGTGAAAGAATTGACGACGTAGTTATTTCTCAAAGAGTAAAGAATTTTGGAGTAACTTTTGAAGACAATATTAATCCATCTGATTATATTGAATCTTTATCTCTTAAAAAAATATCTCCAGAATCTATCACAAGTGTTGCTAAAGAATTGAAGAAATACACCATTCGTCGTGAGATCGCGATGTGTGGAGCAGACATTAACAAGAAGATGAAGTCTATATCTCCATCTTCTGATTACAATGTTATCATCGAAACCGCTGATAAACTTTATAATGATCAAATTAATTTGTACGAAACTGGCACAGATCAGCCAGAAAATATTTTTGATGAAATGGAAGCTCTTATCGAAGAGCGTGGAAATAATCCAGTTACTGAATTTGGATTTGCTGGCCCTTATCCGAAGACTCAAGATATGTACGGCTCTCTTCTTAGACCGGGAAATATTACAGTCATTGTTGCTCGTTCTGGCGTAGGTAAGACTCAATTATGTTTAGATTTTACAACTAAAGTTTCTGAGCAATATAAAGTTCCAGTTCTTCATTTTGATAATGGAGAAATGAGCAAAGAAGAACTAATTTTTAGACAATGTGCTGCGTTATCTAAAGTTCCAATGTATCTTCTTGAAAGCGGAAACTGGCGCAAAGCTGGCCCAGAAATTGTTGATAATGTAAGATCAGTTTGGCAATCTCTGAAAGACAGATATAAACATCTTTATTATTACAACGTTGGCGGAATGAGCGTTGACGCTCAAATAAGCGTATTGAAGCGTTTTTATTATTCAAAAATCGGTCGAGGCAATCCTCTTATTTTTAGTTTCGACTATATTAAAACTACAAGTGAAAATAGCGGCAATAAAAATGAATGGCAGCTTGTTGGCGAAATGGTTGATAAATATAAACGTTGTATTCAAAGAGATATTAAGAATGATAAAGGTCCATGTATTTCAATGATGACTTCGGTTCAGTCTAATCGCGCAGGTATTGTAACCAATAAGAGCGCCGCAAATGTAACTGATGATGAAAGTATTGTATCTCTATCAGATCGTATCACTCAGTTTTCATCTCACATGTTTATTCTTCGTCAGAAAACATTTGACGAACTACAAAACGAAGTGGGTTTTGGAACTCATAAACTGATTAATATCAAAGCCCGTCATTTGGGTAAAGATATTGCTGGCGCTATTAATCCAGTAAAACTCCCTGACGGAAGTCTTAAAAAGAATTTTATAAATCTAGAAATTGCTAATTTCTGCGTCACTGAAAAAGGTGATTATAGAGATATCGTTGATTCTCTTAGCGCAAGCGCAAATGTAGCCAAGGATAATAATGACGACGTACCTAACCTCGATTGATAATCAAGCAGAAGCAATTGAAAAAACTCTGATCGATCTTGGGTATCAACTTTCAGATCGCGGAAAATATTGGCAATGCAATGCTGTTTATCGTGATGGCGATAATAGAACTGCTCTACAAATTTGGAAAGATACTGGAATCTGGAAAGATTTCGTAGCCAACACTTCTTACCAACCCTTTAAAAGGCTTCTTGAGCTTACTTGTAAAGACGATTCTAAAATAGAAGAAATATTAAATTCAATTAAGAATAATAATGATCCTTATATAGAATCAATTAGAACACCTAAAATGGAATCAGATCAATTTCTTGACCATAGCGAAATAAAAACTTTGCTTCCGCATTATGACTTTTACAATAATAAAGGCATAAGCTCTAAAACTCTTGAACTATATCAGTCTGGTTTTTCCATGTCTGGTAAAATGAATGGGCGTTTTGTATTTCCTATATTTGATGAAAATAAAAAAGTAATTGGCATTAGTGGTAGACATCTACTATGGAAACCTAACTATATCGCTCCCAAATGGAAACATATAGGCAGAAAAGGTAATTGGATATATCCAATAAATCTTCAAGGCGAAGATAATAACATATTTAAAAAGACTATTGAAGAAAAACGCTCTATAATTCTTGTTGAAGGTATTGGCGATAGCCTAGCTTTATCCGAGCAAGAATATTATAATCATATTGTAGTTTTTGGTCTAGAAATTAGTTCAAAACAATTGTCATATCTGATGTCTTTATCTGTTGATGAAGTAATCATCTCCACCAACAACGATTCAGATAAAAGCGATAATCGCGGCTTACAAGCTGCCATTAAAATATTCTTAAAACTTATTAAGTATATTGATATTGATAAAGTTAAAATTAAACTTCCTATTTGTAAAGACTTTGGCGAAATGCTAGAGAAAGGTATTACAATTGAACGATGGCAGAACAAGAAAAGAGATAGAATAACTCAAGTAGAATACATTCTTGATTATGTATATAATAACGATAAGGATAAAAAGACAATTTCTATTCTTAAAGATTATTTAGAAAGTCTAAAGCTTTGAAGGAGACATTATCAGCCAGTAAAATCAAAACACTAAAATCCTGCTCATGGCAGTATTGGTGCAAGTATGTTTTAAAGTTACCAGATAAAACAAATTCTGGAGCTTTAATTGGCGATACTGTTCACATCATTCTTGAGTGTCTCGCTCTGCCTCGTCATAAAAAACATTATGACATCATTGTAAAAAAACAAAACATCTTCGCTTCACAAGCGATTAAGAAGATGGTTTATAAACACATCAAGCGAAAGAATCTTAACGAACAAGAGAATCTACAAGATATTTGTTCAATGGCTTTAAAAGGATTGATGTATGACTTTTTTGGCAAGAAATTTGGTGAACCAACAGAAGTAATTTCAGAAAAAGATTTTGAGATTACTGTTCAAGAAGGAGATGTTAATTATAAAATTAAGGGCTTTATTGATAAACTCTTTATTTACGGCGATCATGGAGTCGTATTAATTAGAGATTTTAAAACAAATAAAAAGAAATACGAAGGTAAAGAAGTAACGGATAATCTACAAGATTATATGTATACTCTTGCTATTAGAAAGTTATACCCCAATCTTAAAGATATTAAAATGGAATTCCTGTTTTTGAAACAGGATTTAAATGCTGATGGAGTTATGCCCATGCAAGCCAAAGATAAATATGAGCTTCTTGGATTTGAACATGAACTAACTGGTTATCAAAAATACGCTGATTCTTTTGTAGAGAAAACTGCTATGTCTAATATGGCGGCAAATCAAGGTATGCCTAAAGATGGAAGCTTTGCTGGAAAGCTTCTATGTGGTTTTGCTAAACAACCTAATCAAATTAAAAAAGACGGCACTCCAATGTGGTACTGCACTTATAAATTTGGATTTGATTATTTTGCAATTGTAGATAAAGATGGCAAAGTTAAAAAATCAGCGTTTACTAAAAAAGAATTGCAGAAAATTAAACTCCAAGAAGGAGAAAAATTAATAAAAAGTAGATACGATGGATGTCCATGTTTTAAACCCAAACCCGTTGAAACTACTTTCGATTCTGACGCTTTTGATCTTGACAAATTCTAGTTCTTCGCTAGAATTTGGTCAACATGCTACCATTGTTTAAATCTCATTTCAGTATAGGAAAATCTATACTGACTTTAGATGATCCAAAAAAAGTCACTGAAGGAGGGTCTGATAGTGTCTTTAAGATCGCAAAAGATAACGGCCTTAAACAGGTTATTTTAGTTGAAGATTCTTTAATTGGTTTCTTTGAGGCTTACAAGCGCAGCAAAGAAATGGGTATTCAATTAATATTTGGTCTAAGACTTTCAATGAGAAATTCTGCTCTTCCAGAAGATGAAGGCAGTCAACACAAAGTAATTATATTTGCTAAGGATGATATTGGGTGCAAGCTGCTCAATAAAATCTATTCAAAAGCTTTTTGTACTAATTCTGGATTTCTAAGTTATAGCGACTTGAAGGAGTTGTGGAATGAAACTTCTCTCAAACTTGCTATTCCATTTTATGATTCATTTATTTATATAAATAATCTATCTTTTGGAAACGCTGTTCCTGACCTTTCTTTCACTAAAGCCACTTTATTTTACGAAGATAATGCCTTGGCTTTAGATTATCTTCTTCAAGAGAAGGTAAAAGAATTCTCTATTAATAACGACATACCAATGGTTAAAGTTCGTAGTATTTATTATAATAAGAAGTCTGATGTCAAAGCTTTTATGGCGTATAAGATAATTTGCAATCGATCTTTTGGCAAAGATCGTTCACTAGAAAAACCAGAGTTGCCTCATTTTTGCAGCGACAAATTTAGCTTCGAAGCTTGGAAGGAAGAAAATGCTACGATTTAATAAAGAACAAAAGTATATTTGTTTTGATTTTGAAACCTGTCATCTAAATCTACTTGATGATAGCAATAAACCTTGGCAGTTAAGCTATCTAATAGCTAAAGGCAGTAATATAATCAAAGAGGTAGATAATTATATCTACTGGCCTGATCTCAAGCTTTCAGAAGGAGCGAAACTTGTCACTCATTTCGATGAGCGCAAATATCATTCATTAGCTGCCGATCCAAAAGAAGTTCTAGAGGCTTTTGAAGATTATATTTATAATGATGAGTATTTAATTATTGGACAGAATCTATTGGGTTTTGATGCGTATATTCATAATACATATCGAAGACTAATGGGTAAAAAAAGTAACTTTTCTTATGTTAAGAGGATAATAGATACAAATTGTATAGCAAAAGCTATCAAAAAGAATCTAAAACCTCAAAGAGATTCTGATTTTACTTTTTGGCAGTATAGATTAAACGATTTTCGCGAAAAAGGATTAAAGACAAGCATTAAAACTCAATTGAAAGAATATAAGATTGACTTTGATGAGAACATGCTCCACAATTCCATGTACGACGTTCAGATGAATTTTAAGATTTTTCAGAAGCAGCTTTGGCAAATTGAAATATGAATTTTTTACAAGATATTAAAACCTATGATAACGCCATGCTTCCCGGCGTTCGCTTGCCTCAGATCTCTATTGAAGGCAAATATTATGACTTACTAAAGATTCCCGTTTCTTCTGATAATTTTACATTCCTTAAGACACTTTGCTATAGGAGTTTAAATAATCTAGGGTTGAACAATAATCAATATGTTGAGCGCATGGAGATGGAATTGGAGATCTTCAGAGAGCTTGATTTCGTTGATTATGTACTTCTCAACTGGGATATTCTTAATTACTGCCATGAAAATAATATTCCAACTGGTGCTGGTCGTGGTAGTGCTGCTGGTTCTTTGGTTTTGTTTATCGTGGGTGTTACGAAAGTTGATCCCATAAAATATGAACTATTTTTTGAGCGTTTTGTCAGTCGTTCTCGCGCCAAGAAGATCATCAAAGATGATATTACTTATCTTGATGGCTCGCTTCTTCCTGACGTAGATAACGATATCAGTTATGATAGACGCGCAGAAGTGATTAAGTATATTGAGCAGAAACATCTTGGTAAAACTTCTAAGATATTAACTCTCAATACTCTTTCTAGTAAACTTTGTATTAAAGAGTGCGGTAAAATCATAGGCGGTTTTTCTGAAACAGATGTTAATGAAGTTAGCGATAATATTCCAAAGCTTTTCGGTAGAGTGTTTGAACTAGAAGAAGCTTACAAAGAGAACGATAAATTTAAAGCTTGGGTAGATCAAAATAGGTTTGTATTTGAAATCGCTAAAAAGATTGAAGGACTAAATAAAAATACTGGCGTTCATCCTTCAGGTATTGCTATTTCTTATTATAAGATAGAAGAAGTATGTCCTGTACAAAAGACTTCTGATGGTGATCTAGTCAGCGGCTATGATATGAATTATGTGGCCGAACTAATGGTCAAGTTCGATGTTCTTGGTCTTAGAACTCTCACCGTAGTTAGCGAGGTTTGCAAGAGACTTAATATTGAAATGACTTCTATTGATCCAGAAGATCCTTTCATTTATGAAAGCTTTCAGAATCTTCGTACTCCACAAGGTTTGTTTCAAATCGAAGCTGAAACTAACTTTAAAGTATGCCGCAAAGTTAAGCCAAAGTCGCTAGAACAGCTTAGTGCGGTAGTTGCTATCGCTCGTCCCGGTGCGTTGGACTTTGCAGATCAATACGCCACATATTCAGCTTCAGGAGTATTCCAGCTTGTTCACGACTTCTTTAAAGAAGAACTCTCGTATACAGGTGGCATTCCTCTTTATCAAGAGCAGTTGATGAAAATGGCCGTGCGTTTAGGTTTCACTCTTGATGAATCTGAGCAATTGCGTCGTATCGTTGGTAAAAAGAAGGTTGATCAAATGCCAGCATGGCAAGGAAAGATTCGTCAGAAAGTAGCTGAACAGAATCTTGATCCTGCTATTGGCGATGTATTGTGGAAAGTAGCTGAAGATTCAGCGAACTATTCATTTAACAAATCACATTCAATTTCTTACGCTATTTTGGCTGCATGGACTGCTTATCTTAAGTTTAAGTATCCACATGAATTTTTCTTAGCTCTACTTCAGCTATCTAAGTATGAGCCTGATTCACACCAAGAAATCAACAAGATTTCAAAAGAGCTAGTATATTTTGATATAAAGCTTTTGCCGCCTGATCTTGCGAAGTCTGCATTAGATTTTAAGATTGAAGATGGTAATATTCGTTTTGGATTAAATTCTATTAAGGGTGTTTCTGAAAAGACATTGCAGTCACTTCAGAATTTTAGAGAGACTAATACTCCAACAAAGTTCGATATTTTCATAGCTGCAAAACAAGCTGGAATTAATATCGGTTTACTTTCTTCTTTGGTTCAGGCTGGAACTTTAAGTTCATATACAAATAGGCGATCCCGATTAGTTCTTGAAGCTCAGACTTTCAATATCTTAACTGATAAAGAAAAGAAATTCGCCTGTAGCGTTGGACCAAAATACGATCATGATATTTTGACTATCGTTAGTGAATGCGCGTTTAAAGGTCAGACTCTAAACGAAAGCGGTAAACCCTTCATGAATGAGAAACGCAAAATCACATTTAAGAAAAAATATGACGAGTATAAACAAATCTATGAGCAAAATAAGAATCATGAAAAATTTGCTAATTGGGTTTTTGAAAACAAACTGTTGGGTTATACTCCAACTATTCGGCTAAAGACTATTTTTCAGCAATCTGAATGTACATTTACGGATACAATGGAGTTCCAATCCGCTTTTAAGGAAGACAGAGTAAAGATGGTTGGTGTTGTAGATGATGTTTATAAAGGCAAGACTAAAAAGTCTAATTCCACGTTCTATCGATTCCAATTAAAAGATGAAGTTGGCAGCATAAGCGCAATGTTTTTAGATGGTGGAAAACATCAAAGATTAACAGAATATCTTGAAGACGGACTAAAGATACCAGAAAAAGAAAGTATTGTAGTTTTCACTGGCAGAAAGGGTGACGATGTGTTATGGATAGAGAACATCGGAATCTTGGATGACAAGATCTACATGAAACTATCTGACATAGAATGAAAAATTTAAATTTAACACCTAGAGCGCAAAAGCTAATCAAAGAAGCTTATAAAATAGCTGTAGATCTTAAACATACAGAGATCACACATCTTCATTTATTCATAAGCTTTTTGAATCTTAAACAAAGTCAGATAGAAGAAGCATTTGGAAATTTTGGTATAGATTCTTTAAAGATAAAGAATAGCGCTATAGCATTTCTAAAAGCTAATGTTATAGCACAAAAAAAAACCATAACAAAGCCTTTATTATCTGAAGGTGTAACTAACATATTTAAATGTGCCAAAACTATATCTTCCAAGTTTGATCATAAATACATCGGATTGGAACATGTATTTTTAAGTTTGTTCGAAGTTCCTAATGAGGCTTTCGAACTATACTTGATTGATTATAATTATGATTTTGTCAAAGTTGTTGACTATGTTGAACAAAAACTAGAAGACGACGACATGTTGCCAAATGTAGAAGAAGATATAAATACCTCTAATCAAGCAAAACAGACTTTTGATATAAAAAAATATAAAGTTTTAAATACTTATGCTAACAATCTTAATATGCAAGTTCTTAATGGTAAGATAAATAATCTACATCTTAATAAAGAATTAATTCAAAAAATCTCAGAAGTTCTTTGTCGTAAAAATAAAAATAATCCACTTATTGTAGGTGAAGCCGGTGTTGGTAAAACTGCACTAGTTGAATCACTGGCTCAAGCCATCGTTAAAGGTGAAGCTTCTGATTTGCTTAGTTTAAAGCAGATTTACAGCTTAGATATTCCAATGATGATTGCTGGCTGCAAATTCCGTGGTGAGTTTGAAGAAAAAATTAAGAATCTATTAAAAGAAATTACAGATGATCCATATATCGTTTTGTTTATCGATGAAATTCACACGATCATTGGTGCTGGAAATCCAGAAAATGGCAATGATGTTGCCAATATTTTAAAACCTTATTTAGCTAGAGGAGAAATTAGCTGCATTGGCGCTACAACTTTCGACGAATATAAGAAAACTATATCTGATGATCCAGCTTTATCTAGGCGTTTTCAGATTATTAAAATTGAAGAACCCACAAAAGAACAAACCTTCAATCTAATCAAAAATATTAAAGGCGGATATGAAAATTTTCATGTAATAGATTTCTCTGATGATGTTATTCATTTTATTATTAATAGTGCTGAAAAGTATATTGAAGGAAGATTTCCTGATAAAGCTTTAGATATTATTGATCAAGTAGGAGCTAAAGTTAAATTGAAGAACTTTGTAAAGTCTCCTGAAATGCTTAAGATAGAAAAGAAACTTAGTAAATTTGTTGATTCTAATAAGCAAACGATAGAGAAGAAAAAGATTTCTTCTTTAGAAGAGCTATTGGTTGAGTATGAAGAGTCTACAAAAAAGATGATTACTAATTGGCGTAATAATAGATATCAAGTTACAAACACCGATATTTTAGAGGTTGTCTCTGATAAGACTAATATTCCAATTGATGATTTGAAATTACAAGACTTTGATAAAGTTAAGCTGCTTAAAATTAAGCTAAAAGAACAAGTATTTGGTCAAGATAATCAAATTGAACATATTTATAAATCTTTAATCAGAGCAAAAGCTGGTTTCCGTAATCCAAATAAACCTATTTGTTCAATGCTTTATGCTGGACCAACTGGTGTTGGAAAAACAATGACCGCAAAAATAATTGCAGAAACTTTATTTATTAATAAGAATAATTTTATAACAATAGACATGTCTGAATACACAGACAAGACTGCTGTAAATAAATTAGTTGGTTCTAGTCCTGGTTATATCGGATTTGATAAAGGAGGCGTATTAACTGAAAAAGTAAGAAAGAATCCATACTCTTTAATTCTTTTTGATGAAATTCAAAAGGCTGATCAAGATGTTTTGTACTCTTTGTTACAAATTCTTGAAGAAGGAAAGATAACAGACTCTTCTGGAAAGATGGTTGACTTCTCTAACACTATGATTATTATGACAACGAATATTGGCGCTGAAGCGATTAATCATTCTGCAATAGGATTCGGAAAACAGAAATCTGGAAAATCAGATGTTCTTTCTTCTATTAAGAAGCATTTTCCCGCTGACTTATTAAATCGTATTGATGAAGTTGTCATCTTTGATACCCTTGAACAAGAGCAAATCAAATTAATTATCGACAAAGAACTACAATCATTCAAGACAGATCTGTCAGATAGAAACGTTACTATAAAATATTCATCTGAAATTACCAATTTTATATTTAATAAAATACAGTTCAACAACTTTGGCGCACGACAAGTCATTAAAACCATTCAGCGAGAATTGCAGACACAAGTTGCAGAAAAAATGCTTGATGCAGATAAAAAACTAAATTTGGAAATTTCAGTTAAGGATAACAATATTTGTGTAATATAATTTATATGCCACTACCAAAACCTTCTAAGAAAGAGTCAGAACAAGAATTCGTTAGTCGTTGCATGGGCGATGATATGATGAATAAAGATTTCAAAGATCAAAAACAACGTGCTGCTGTTTGTTATTCTCAATATAAGATTCGTCACAAAGCTAAGGGCGAAACTAGTTGGGACGATGTTCGCAAAGGCGACAGTTTAAACATTCTATAATATGAGTCAACATAATCCATTA